CGTAACGAGACTTAACCGCAATCTTAGGTGACATAGTACCTTCAGAGATTGTTTGGATAGACTCAGCCATCATGTAAGGCATGAACTTAAGTCCTGGTTCGTCGTCACCACCTTTTCTTCCAACTAGTACTCTGTTATCACCGAACTTCATGTTCTGATCAACATAAACGGTCATACCTGCAAGCGAACCTACTGGGTAAAGTGTTCCGTTGTTTTGAGTAAGAGTGTTAGAGAAAGGAGCAAAAGTGAACTGAGAGATGTCTTGCAATGCACTTGCAACGTTAGCGTTAGTAACGATGAAGTTAGCAGGACCTCTTCTTCCTCTGTTAGCTACTACGTTAGCAGAAGCTAAGATTCTAGAGAATAGTCTTCTCTGTAGAGTTGACAAGTTCTCGTAAGTTCCTGATGCAGGACCTGCAACAGAAGCGATAGAGATACCAGTATCAGACTTACCTACGTAAGAAGGGATAGTGTAAGAACCTGCAGTACCGCCGATAACGAGGTTTAGGTTCAAGTTCTGACCTTCTGTAGTTAAGAATTCGTCGTGGTTAGACCAACCAAGAGCGAATGCTCTAGAAAGGATGTGCTTGTTGATAGCTTGTGATACTTCGTTAACCAATGCGTTTTCGATCATTGAGATAACGTCGATACCAAACTGCTTGTTCAAGTCTTGAATTTGCTCAGTAGTTACTGAAGCAGCTACTTGGAAAGTATCAGCTTCAACGAACTTAGTGAACGTTGAAAGACCCATTGATTGGTAGTAAGTGCTCTCGCCAACACCTCTTAGCATTGGGTTGTAAGTCTTAGTACCATCTACGAATGGACCTTGCCAGTCTTGGTCGTTGTTGAAACCAGCACCAGAGAATCCTTGGATGTGATCCTCAAGAGCTTTTACCAATTCTGCTCTTGCAGTTGTAGTACCTGCTTGAGCACCGTCTACTGCTGTACCAATTTTAGTAGCACCACCATCAAGAACGTCAGAGATAGTCTCACCAGCAGTTAATCCCAAAACTCTAAAGATTGGGAATGCATCAATTCTAGATAGACCAACAAACTCAGTAGTGATGTATGCACCAGCTGAAGAAGCATTAGTAATGTAGTAAGTAGTACCTACTGCAAAATCTGCAGGATATCCAGAAGCTGGGTTAGTCAATTGTACCTTGATCATAGATGGTGCAGTTGCAAGAGCATCTGCTGCAGTTGTACCAGCTGTTGTTGGGCTGATTTTACCACCTGAGTATACGTAATCTAGGTAAGAAAGTACGCCAGTAGGACCTGACATAGGAATTACAGGAACGATATCGAATCCAACGGTCTTCGCAGCAACCTGAATTGCCAAAGGAAGAAGTGAAGGAAACTTATCTCCTGAACCTTGGTTAGCAGAGTTGTAAAAAGCTGCGTTAGCTTGGTTACCTACTGCTGCACCAGTTGAGTTATACCCACCTGGGTATGCGGGTGGTTGTACGGCACCCATACCGTTTACAGTTGCTAGAGACTGGTAAGCTCCAGCAGACTCGTTTAATGAATGGTAGTGGCAGTACTTGCTCAACCATCCTTTTTTCTCAGCATCTTGAATTCCAGCCTTCTGCTCGATGATAGGAGACCAGGTTTCGAAGATTTCTGCTTCGTTGATTAGTTTCATCTTTTTTAGATATTTTTTAGATTTTAAAACTTACCTTCGAGCGACTTAGCGACCCAATTAAGGTAATCATTTGAGTACCCCTGAGGGTTTGAAGCCGTCTTAGGCTCTGGTGTTTCTTGGCTTTCTTGAAGTTTCTGTAAACCTACTGGCTTAGCACCAAGCTGACGAGTTGACCAGAAATTCTTGATCTGATAGTTTGTCTCTAAATTATAGAAAGCTGATTGTGCAATGATTGATTGCTTTTGACTTTCATTTAGTGACTCCCAAATCGGAGCGTAATCTTCTGGCATTTCATCAATAAATTTGTGACCTGATGATTCTACCACAGTTTCTTCGGCTTCGTTGATTGCCTCATCTGCTTTTTGTGTTTGAGCAGTTGGCTGTACTTTCGTATTAGCCTCGTTTATGTTTTCCTCAGTCTTTTGTGTCTTGACCGATTCAATTAGAGAATCAATTTTGCTTCCGAGATTTTCGTAATCTCCAGCAAATCCTGATTCGACCAATTCAGTTTTTGAAGCGCTTTCAGCAGTTTCTCTTGCACTCTCATTCAGAGAAGGAGCAACTTGTGTTTTAGCACTTTCGTGAATAGCTTCAGTTTGAGCTATGTTTCCATTTAGCTTTTCAGCCAAATAGTCAGAGTAAGCAATTCCTTTGTTTAGGTTTTCTGCAAGGTACTCTGTGTAGTTGATACCTTGATCAAGCTTTTCTGCGATGTACTCAGAATAAGCAATACCTTTATCAAGGTTTTCTGCAAGATATTCAGAATAAGAAATTCCCTTATCAAGATTCTCAGCCAAATACTCAGAGTAAGCAATGTTCTTATCAACATTCTCTGCTAGATACTCTGAATAAGCGATGTTCTTATCAAGATTCTCAGCAACATACTCTGTGTATTGAATTCCATCATCTAGCTTTTCAGCAAGA